ATGCCAAACATTGGTATCAAGAGAGAACAATCGGTTTGCACCGTGAATACTTGGCTAAAGGCGTGAATGAGCGTATTGATTTATACGTTTATATTCATGAGGACAGAAGAGTCCGTATTGGCGATTATGTGGTGTTAGGAAACGGTGACCAGTTCCGTATCACGATGGTTAACTTTGTAATTGAGGAAAACACGAATCTCAGATACACCACGATTACATGCCAAAGATTGGATGAGAATTATGACATCGATACAATCCAAGCTTGAAGCATTCGGTGATGCTTTGGGAAGCATTGATTCAATCGACAACGTTTACCATTACTGGAGATTTGGAGTAACACCTCCTTATCTTATATGGCAAGAGGATTCGGAGATTGGATTACATGCAGACTTGCACAAGGCTGAACAGGGCATCACAGGAGCAATCGAGTATTTCACGAAACAGGAATATGATCCACGATTCGATGATATTCAGAACAAACTGAACTCTCTTGAGAACGTGTATTGGTATTATGACGGTTCAGACTTTGAGGATGACACAAGTTTGATTCATCACTCATGGAGATGGAGACTGTTGTAATGGCAACGATTTCTAGCGAAGGAATCGACCAGTGGCTTGAATTGCTGAAGGGTGCTTTGGACAACAAAAAAGAGTTGTTCGGAAGGTCTATTTATCCAGGAGCGAAGATTGTTGCGAATGAATGCAAACGGAGAATTGACGCACTAAAAGTGGACAACACTCTGTTCGCATGGAATCCGCATCGAACAGGCATTACTGGTGGATGGAAGAAAGCACTACAGGAATCTATGGGTATTGCCCATATTCGCAAGGTTAAAGACGGTTGGGATGTAAAACTTGGCTTCGATGGATATTCAAAAATCGAAGAAAACAGGGGATATGAAAACGGTGTGAAAAAATGGGTGTATGAAAAATATACTGTATGGATCGACGATAAAGGCAAACGCCATTGGACGCTGAACACTACAGACAAGCACCATATACCTAATGCTGTTATCGCAAGAACAACCGAAAAAGGATCGTCAAACCTTCCGCCACAGCCGTTCATGGCACAGACGATAACCGCTTCACAATACGAAGCTGCAAAAGCGATTGAAGAGGAATTTGAACGTATTTTTACTGACTATATCAAAATCAAATAAGGGGTCATTCCCCTTTTTTTCATGGAGGAAAAAGACAAATGGCTAATGGAAGAGTAATCACTGGTTATTCTATGCCGAAGGTAGCGGTTTACTCCTATGCGAGTAACACTGTTACCTACACAGGGCTGATGGCACTCGCCAGAGGTGTATCGGTATCTATGGATGTCGAGACATCTGATTCGTCTGACTTCTATGCAGACAACGTTCTTGCCGAGTCTGCTGGCGGACGCTTCACAGGTGGCACAGTCACACTTACTGTCGATGGACTGAAAGATGATGCTCGTAAACTCATCCAGGGTCTGCCGACAGAAACAACACTGACAGTCGGTTCTGATTCTGTCAAAGTTCTTGAATACGATGACAGACAGTCAGCACCGTATGTTGGTGTCGGCTTTGTTGTTCGCTATATGGAAAACGGCGTAACATCTTATGTTCCTGTTGTTCTGACAAAGTGTGTCTTTGATGTAGACGCAATCGAAGCAGAAACACAGGGCGAGAACATCGATTTCCAGACTGCTGAACTGACAGCAACCATTGCGAGAGATGACACAACGAACCACACATGGAGACGCATCGGCGAAGCACAGACAACTGAAGCAAAAGCAGAAGCAGTCATCGCCGCCATGCTTGCATAAGAGGTAATTATGCTCATTCACGGAAGGGAAATTAAGTTTTTGAGAACCGTACAGGCAGCCTGTGACATCGCCGATATTTGCCCTAAAGGCGATATAGCGAACATCGGCAAACTGTTTGAAGGTACTACAAAGACAAGAATCACAAACATGGCGAATATCATTTGCTTCCTTAACGAAGGCTACGAAGAAGCCAAAGCGTTTGAGGAAGAAGGGTATAAGCCAAACCCAATCACGGTAAAGGAAGTCATGCTGTTGGATGAAGAAACATTCAACAGCCTTTTCGTTGAAGCAACGGAAGCATTCTACGCTGACAAGCAGACAGTAGAAGTCGAGCCGGAGAAAAAAAAAGAAAAGGCAAAAGCCGAAACATTAGATTGAATCGGTCATGGTTTCTTTACTACGGTAGGAAATTAGGCATGAGCAAGCGAGAAATACTTGCCACTCGTTACGGAGAGATGTGCGATATGCTTGCTTGCTCTGCCATTGATGCCGGAGCATCCCAGAAGAAACCAAAAATGACAATGGAAGACATTTTGTTTAGTCTTCAGTGAAAGGAGAGATTATGGTAAGCATCGGTCCTAAGATACAAATTACAGGCGAAACTGAATATAGAATGTCGCTTAACCGCATAATCTCTGAAACAAAAGCACTTAATTCTGAAATGGATTTGATGGTAGCGAAGTTCAGTAAATCGGATTCAGCCATCGAAAAAAATAAACAGAAACAAGAAATGCTGACTCGCCAAATTGAACAGGCGAAAAAGCAGTATGACAAGTTTAACGAAGGCTTGGATAAAGCGAAGTCCGTATATGATGCCAATCAAAAAGCCTTAGAGAAACTGAACAAAGAAAAAGAGAGGGCACAAGTTGTTCTCCAAAAACTGACGAGCGAATACGGCGAAAACAACAAGTATGTAGAAGCCACTAAGGTTCACATCAAAGATTTGGATTCGCAGATTGCCGACACCAACAAGGAGATTGAACGTTCTGGAAAAGTCATGGCTGATTGGCAGACTAAAACCAACCAAGCCGGACTTGAACTGCAAAATCTCAAAAACGAACTGCGTGACCTCCCTAATTGGATACAAGATACTGGCGAATCTATGGCGAAGTGGGGCGGAGCGATGGAAGAGGTTGGCACATCGCTTACGAAGTATGTTACCGCACCATTAGTTGCAGCCGGAACGGCGTTTATTAAGTGGTCATCGGATTTCATTGATGGTATGGCAAAGGTTTACACCATTGCCGAAGAGTCGCAGAAGCCGATGTCGGAGATGCGCCAGGAACTGATTGATCTTTCAAATCAGACAGGCTTCTCATTAGAGGACTTGGCGGAAGCGGAATACCAAGCGGTATCTGCATCTGTTGCGACAGCCGATTCTGTTGAGTTCTTAACACAGGCAACAAAACTGGCGAGAGCTGGTTTCACAAGCACCACGAAGTCCGTAGACATCCTGTCTACAATCATGAACTCATACGGAAAAGAAGCGTATGATGTAGCATATATCAGTGATGTACTGTTGAAGACTCAGAACGATGGCAAAATCGTTGTTGACCAGATGGCGGAAGGCATGGGCGTAATTGTGCCATTGGCAGCGGCGTACCATGTAGGACTTGAAGATGTAGCCGCCGCTCTTGCTACTATGACAAAACAGGGTGTTCCGGCATCGAAGTCTATTACATTCCTAAGAGCATTGTTCACTGAACTTGAAAAGTCTTCATCAGACGTTAATGAAATCATTGACACGATGACAGGCAAGACCTTCGCACAGTTGATGGATGAAGGGGCGAGTCTTTCAAGCGTATTACAATTGCTCTACAATTCGGTAGATAGAGACAGTGAATCGTTTGAACGGCTCTTCGGAAACGTTCGTTCATCACAGGCTGTTGCATCATTACTTAACGATGATTTCCGCACATTGGATAAAGAACTTTCTAATATGTACGGAGCAGCCGGACAGACATCATATGCATTGGAAATGTTGGAGACGCCTTCGCTCAAAGCCAAGAGAGCAATTCAGCAGTTAAAGAATACAGGCATGGAATTAGGTACAACTCTAATCAATGCACTGTATCCGGCATTTATAAAGGTAGTCGATGGAATTAAAGTCTTCACAGAGTGGTTTGCTCAGTTAGACAGTAGGGTGGTTCACATTGGTCTTGGCTTTGCAAGCGTGGCTGCTGCTACTGGACCTGTGATTCTTGCGGTCGGAAAACTAACAAAAACAGTCGGTACGTTCTTGGCTCAGCTTGCCGCCGGAACACTGCCTTTAACAACCATCGTTACACTTATAACTCTAGCCGCTGAAGCGTATGCCGGAGTAGCGGTAGCAGTGGAATACGCCACGGAAAAACATCGTGAAGAGATCGCCACTATTTGGGGTCTTGATGAGAATATGCGTAAACTTATCGAGACATCAAATCAGACAGCAGAAGCATATGACACGCAGAAAGAAGCAATCTTCAATGAGATGCAAGCATCGCTTGAAAACATTGGCGTGGCACAGCAGTTAATCGATAAGTATAACGAACTGGTCGATGAAAACGGCGAAGTCAGCGAAGAGCATCAAGCATTAGCCGATGTTTACTTTAACCAGTTGGCTGTTGCTCTTGGCATGGAACAGGAAGACTTGCGGAATCTTATTGAAGAAAACGGAAGATTCGGCGAAAGCATTCAGAAGACAATCGAGGACATCAAGCAGAGAGCGGAAGCGGCGGCGTATGAGAAGATTCTCACTGAAGCCATCTACCGACAGACGCAAGCGCAGATGGAACTTGAGAAACAAGAAGGAATGCTGAACGCACAGCAAGTCAAAGTAACGGAAGCCACAAAGCAGACACAAGCCGCTTATGAAGCGATGATTGAAGCACAGCGGACAGGCAATCCAGAAGTCGGACGCTATGAACAGGCATGGCGTGATGCGGTTGAAGCAGAATCACAGGCGAAGGCTTCGGAAGCAGAGTTGCAGAGTGCAATCGAGCAGACAAGAAGCGAAGTCAAAGAAGCACAGGCTGATGCTGATGCGGCTGCTTTTCATATCAAGGACAATGCAGAATCCACCATGAGAGATACCGCAAACGCAATCGTACAGGGCGGTAGTGCATTGGAGAGAAGCGCAAAGAATGTTTCTAATAGAACAGCCGGAGCATTAAGCGTAGACGGCGATGGGATCGGTTATCAAATCGATGCCGGACTTGCAAATGGTATCAACAGGTATTCGTACCTTGTATCACGTTCTGCGGCTCAGTTGGCTTATGAAGCGAATCATTCACTGCGTGGTGCATTGTCTATTCAGTCACCATCTAAAGTCACGGCTGAAGCTGGTAAGTATTTTACAGAAGGCTTTGCGATTGGTATCCAGGATACGCTAAGACAGGCACAGCAGTCGGCATATATGCTTGCACAGACGGCCATGGGCGGATTGCAGATGGGCAGTTATGAACCGTATCCATCGAACACATACAACAAAACAATCTCAGCACCAATCAATATCGCACTCACAGTAGAGGGCAATGTAGATGGTGATGACAGACAGTTCACACGCTCTATAGCGGAAGACCTTGTTAATCTGATGAACCGAGAAAGTGAGGTTTTTGCATGAGGTTTAATGGAAAAGATTTTGCTGAATTCGGTGTTTTTGTAGACGAGAGCAAGGCATTCGGTTCGCCGGAGAAGGATTATGAACTTGTAGAAATTATGGGAAGGAACGGAAATCTGAGTATCTATAACGATAGATTTAAGGATATTACGCTTCCTTTCCCATGCTTCATTCGGACAGGGTTTATAGAGAAATATAGATCGCTGTTGGCGTATCTTAATTCGC